GGTGAAGAAGGTAAGAACGGTGGTGTAAGGAAAAAGGCAGGTCGTCCTAAAGGTTCAAAGAACATTTACTCTTATGAATCTGTAAAGAAGCTTGAACAACTTGGGTTTGATCCTATCGCTGTTATGGTCCAACAATATGAAGACCTTGAAGAACTGATTAAGAACTCTTATAACACTAAAACAGGACAGCCTACCCACATTACTGCTGCTCTTAAAGGGACACAACAAAAGATTACTAATGATCTTATGCAATACTCCTACAAGAAAGTCCCAGAAAGACTTGAACAAGAAGTTACTACTTCTAAACCTATGGCTGTTAAGCTCACACTGAAGGGGGAAAAGAAAGATGGGAAGAGCAAACCCGAAGAAGTGGGAGAAAGCTAAGAAAGATGCTGTAGCTCGTATGGGCGGTAAACACTCTGCTAGAGCTATGCAACTTGCTGCTAAACTCTATAGAGAGCGTGGTGGTACTTATACTGGTGGTAAAGACGCTGGACAGAAGTCTATGACTAAATGGACTAAACAGAAGTGGAGAACCAAGTCTGGTAAACCTTCTGTACGTGGTCCTAATGCTACCGGTGAACGCTACCTCCCAACTAAAGCTATTAACCGTATGTCTGATAGTCGCTATAAAGCTTCTTCAGCAAAGAAACGCAAGGATACAAAAGCAGGAAAGCAGTATTCTTCACAACCTAAGAAAAGGAAATAATCATGCCTTATGGTCCCGGTACCTATGGAAGTAAAGTTGGACGTCCTTCTAAAAAGAAGAAAGCCAACATGACCGCTAAACCACCTGTTAAAAAGAACAAAGTTACTAAATCTTCTCGGCCCCGTAGTAAGAAGTCTATGTAATGACTAAGAAGGATCCACGACTAGCTCGTGCTGGTGTGTCTGGGTTCAATAAACCTAAACGCACTCCGAATCATCCAACTAAGTCTCATGTTGTTGTGGCTAAGGTTGGTGATAAAGTTAAAACTATTCGCTTTGGATCTCAAGGCGTAAAAGGAAGCCCTAAGAAAGCTAATGAAAGTGATGCTTATCGTTCTCGCCGCTTGGCTTGGAAAGCTCGTCATGCTACTAATATTGCTAAGGGTAAAATGAGTGCTGCTTATTGGGCTAACAAAGTAAAATGGTAATTCTTTTATCTCCTGTTGTTTTCTACTTACTTCATGTCTTTGTGGTGGTTATAGTAGGAGATTTCTTGGGGAACAATAATAACACTTTACAAGAGTATTTGTTTGTATCACAAATTAGTATTATAGGATATATATTATGGAAGTTACGTTACATGAGGGACAGTCTGAAATCATTACTGACTTATTCTTAGAAGATCAAATACGTTATTCTGTGGTGTGTGCTAGTCGAGGGTTTGGTAAAAGCTATCTAGCGGCTGTTTCTGCTATGTTAGCTGTACAAGAGCTTATGGACTTACCTGAAGAAGTTCCCAATAAGAACGTCGCTATCATCGCTCCTACTTACCAACAGGCAGTAGACATCTACTATCCTTTGTTGGCCTATCAGCTAGGTATGGAAGAACATGCTATAAAAGCGTCTCGTGTTAGTGGCACCTTCTGGTTCCCTAATAACGTACAACTAAAAATCTGGTCTTATGAAGCAGCAGAACGTATGCGTGGTACAGGTCAGTATTTTGTTGTATGTGACGAAGTGTGTTCTTGGAAGGGCGCAGGGAGTAGTCTCAAGGAAGTTTGGGAGTCTGTTATCCAGCCTTGTATCTCTACTCGTTGGTCTAAACAGAATGCAGACAATTTCGGGGCTAAACCCGGCAGGGCGCTCATAATTAGTACACCAATGGGTTATAACTACTTTCACGATATGTTTAACAGACAAGACACAGATGCTCTTTGGAAGAGTTATCACTACACCTATGTAGACTCTCCTTACCTTGATGATAAGGAGATTGAAAGAATTAAACTTACACTAGACCCTTTGAAGTTTGCTAGGGAATATACAGCAAGCTTCGAGGACTCTGGTAATACTGTGTTCTATACATTCAACCGTAAAGAGCACATCGATAAGTCCTTACCGGGCTTTGAATCAGGAGAAGATGTGCATGTTGCTATCGACTTCAATGTCGGTATAATGGCTTCTGTTATCTTTGCTCTACGGGGCAATCAGATACACATCTTAGATGAGATGCAAGGGCATCCTGATACTGAGACTCTTGCTAGGACTCTAGCAGATAAGTATCGTGGACACCGCATTATCTCTTATCCTGACCCTAGTGGTAAGGCTAGGAAGTCTTCTGCTGCTGTTGGGCGTACAGACTTTAGCATACTACAAGCTGAAAGAATACAGACCAGAGCACACAGTAAAGCACCTCCTATTGTTGATAGTGTTGCAGCTATTAACAAGAAGTTCAAGAACGCTAATGGGGACATCGACATGTATGTTCATCCGCGTTGTGTTAATACAATTAAATCCCTTGAGCGTACTGCTTGGGTGGAAAGTAATCCTGATACCGCTACTATCTGTAAGAAAGAAGGTGTAGAACACTGGACAGATGGTCTTCGGTATGCAGTAGAATACTTGTTCCCTGTACGAGGTGGTACCAAAGTAACAACAAGAGGGTTTGGTTTTTAACATGTGGTATCTAGTAATTATGTTTATAGTGGATGGTGAGGCTACTATCATAGATGGTTGGCATCCCATTCAGACTCAATCAGAGGCTCATTGTGAGCAACTAAAACTAACAACAAAGGACTACTTGAATTCTATAAATCTTAACTATGAGTTCGTAGTCTCTTGCAATAAAAAAGGATAATACAATGTCTCTAAGTAAAGCTTGGGGTTCTGCTAAACAACGAGCAGCCCTTGCCGCCGCACAAGCTGCATCTGCTGCTAAGCGTAAAGGTAAAAAGGTCGGTGGAGCAATTAAAAGCGCAGCGGGTGCAGCACGTCGTGGTGTTGGTCAAGCGCAAATCGCTGCTAATAAGGTTGCTAACCGTGTTACCGGCTCTAATACTTCGGCTCTGCGTAAGCGTAAGATGGCTGAACAAGCAGTAGGTAAAGCGGCTAGCACCGTAAAAGGTAAAGCTAAAACTGCGGCTAGCACCGTTAAACGCGCGGTTGGACGTATTAAAGGCCGCATTAACCCTGATAAGGGTACGGCTCAGACCAAAGGCGGGAAGCGTCGTCAATCTCAGATTATGCGAGCCAAAGGCACTGGTGGTCGTACTTCTGGTGGGGCTAACCGTGCTCAACAGCGTAAAGACATCCAGAAGAATCGTCAACGGCGAGGTCTTCAGCGTTACATTAACCGCTTGAAGTAAACCCAAGTAGCCCTGCTTTCACAGGTGGGGCTACCCCCTTTAACCTTTAATGCCCATCTGAGGATCGGCAAGGAGGAACAATGGCAAGATCAAGAATAAATTCAGCCTCCAAAGACCTTATTGATGATAACGGCGCAGTCTTTATCTCAGTGGTTGAAGGCGAACAAATCCATATGGATATAACACTTAACTGGATAACAAGTCTCGCTGGCTATACTGTTACAGCAAAAATTGTTGAAGCAGACATGTCAGGTGTAGCATCTGGGTCTTATCCTACTGTAGTTAAATCAGGCGGACAAGTAACAACACTTGACTTAATTGACGCAGTAACTACAGACAATACTTTTAAAATTGTAATTCCTGAGAACCTTATTGATTCTTGGACCACTCAACCAACTCCGCAGTCCCCCACTTATGGTTGGATTGGGTTAGAAGTTAGAGATGGCGGTGTAGGCTCTGCTCAACAAATCTGGAAACCTTTCCGTGGTTTGGTTGAAGTGCTTTACAGCCCGTCTGAGGAGGTCTAAATGTCTGACTATAAGGTTTCTGTTTCTAATAATAATATTAAAGTCAGCGCGAGTACTGTTAAACATGAAACCAAAGTAGAGTCTTTTGAGTATGCAACTTCTCTTTCAAGAGTAGGTGGACAAGGCACTAAAGGCGACTCGATTAGCAATGTAGAAGTAAACTCAGAGTCCGAACTTCTTATTACTGTTAGCACCTCCGGAGGAGATGTAGTTAAAACCTTTAACCTTGGTGTTGTAGGTACTAATACTCCAATAGGTGCACTTGCTAATGTTGATGTTGCGTCTGTTGCTGATGGTGAAATTCTTCGGTATGACTCAACCAGTACAAACTTTGTTAATCACACACTAACAACAACAAGTGTAACTGACATTGACAACACTGGTAAAACAGACGGGGCGGTGCTTATCTATGACGGGGCTTCAAGTAAATATAAGTCTACTGTCAATATCGATAATGAAAACACTTTTATTAGAGGAGGGTCTTACTAATGGCCACTAAAATTCTACTTAAAAAGTCAGTAACAAGCGGCTCAGCCCCTCTTACTGGCGATCTGGATACAGGCGAAATCGCCCTTAACCTTGCTGACCGTAAAATATACACAAAAGACAATGGAGGTTCTGTCGTACTGCTTGGCTCAGCTTATGTTGACTCAACAGCCCCAGCTAACCCTGCTGAAGGTGACCTGTGGTATGACACGGCTAACAACCACCTGAAAGCTCACAACGGATCGGCTTTTGAAGAAGTTGGCTATACAACGCTTGATGATCTGGAAAACGTAACAATCACTTCAAACTCTTCCGGAGAAATTCTAAAGTGGAACGGTTCTGCTTGGATTAACAACACTCTTGCTGAAGCTGATATTCAGGCTGCTTCTAATACTGTTTCTGATGCCCGTGGTGCTATTTCTGTTACAGACTCAGGTGGAGATGGTTCACTAAGCTACAATTCTGGTACTGGTGTTATTACGTACACAGGTCCAAGTGCCAGTGAAGTACAAGCGCATATTACTGCTGGTACTGGTGTTTCTATTTCTAGCGGTCAAGTTTCTATTGGCCAAGCTGTTGAAACTAATTCTAATGTGACCTTTAATAAAGTTACGACTGACTTGATCGAAGGTAGTTCTACAATCACTATCGACCCTGCTGTCACAGGTGCATCTTCCGGTGAGGTTATTATTGCTGGCGACCTTACTGTTCAAGGCACAACAACAACAGTTAACTCAAACGAAGTTAACATCGGTGATGCAATTATCCTGCTGAACAGTGATGAAACAGGGACGCCTTCTCAAAACAGTGGTATCGAAATTGAACGAGGTACTTCTGCTAACAAGTCCTTCCTGTGGAACGAAACAGATGATGCTTGGGATCTAATCAACGAAGAACTACAGAATGTCACCCTTGACGGTGGCACTTACTAAAATCACTTTTAGGGCGGCTCTCTATAGAGTCGTCCTCCTCACACATAGGAAACTAGCCCAATGGCAACTAAGATTATTCACAAGAAATCATCGGTAGCATCCAGTGTCCCTTCGGCTGAAGACTTGGAACCCGGTGAAATTGCAGTCAACTTGGCTGATAAAAAGATTTATTCTAAAACAACAGGCGGCACAGTAATTGAACTTGCCCCTAACGACGACCAACTTGCTCTTAAAGAAACAGCAAAGAATGTTTCTGGAGGCTCTATTACGATTGGTACTCCTGTCTACCAAAGCGGCTCAACCGGAAACGCTATGGAAGTTCAAGCTGCTGCATCAGGTAATAGCTCTACTATGCCTGCGGTGGGTATTCTTGTAAGCACTCTCGCTGATCAGGCAGAGGGTGAAATTGTGCTTTCTGGTTTTGTTCAAGGCCTTAATACCTCTAGTTTTTCAGCAGGTGATACTCTTTATGTAGATACTTCTGGTGGACTCACAGCTACAGCACCTTCCGGCGAAAGTAACCTTATTCAAAACATTGGTAAGGTAATCAAGGTACATGCTTCTAATGGATCTATCATGGTTACAGGTGCGGGACGTTCTAATGCTACACCTAACCTTAACGATGGTAATATCTTTATTGGTAATGGTTCTAACCAAAGCTCCACCGCAAGCTTTAATGATACGGTAGACGCCCACCTTAACTATTCTACGGCAACCTCTGGTCAAGTTCTTAGCTATAATGGCTCTGACTATGACTGGGTTAATATTCCTACTGACGCTGACACCGTTGATGGTCTCGAAGCTAGTCAATTTCTTCGGAGCGATACTAGCGACACTATGGCTGGCGACTTGACCTTCGGCGACAGCGGTAAAGCTATCTTTGGCGCTGGCTCTGACCTAAGCGTCTATCATGATGGCTCGAATAGCTACATTAAGGAATCGGGTGCTGGTGCATTAAAGGTAACTTCTAATGGTACAGGTGTTGACTTTGAAAGTGCAGGTGGCGAAACGCTTGCACAGTTTGAGACCGATGGGGCCGTAACGCTATATTACAACAACAACCAAAAACTTGCCACCACGTCCACAGGCATTGACGTAACGGGCACTGCTGCGATCAGTGACAAGGTCAAAATCGGCGCTGGTGCAGACGGTCCTGTAAACGGCGATGAACTTGTCCTCTCTAAAGTTCAGACTAATGTGGGCATGAGCATTTTGTCGGAAGACACCACAGGCCAGTCGCGCTTGATTTTTGGCACACAAACAGACACGTCTGCTGCAAAAGTTCAGTACGTAGCCAGCAGCGATGAACTATTTGTTCAGTCTGGCGGTGACTTGCAACTACAATCGGGCGGGACAGTTACCCGCGTTACAGTTGACAGCAGCGGCAACGTCGGTATTGGCACGACAAGTCCCTCAGTCCCTCTGGACGTAACTGGCACTGTAAAAAGCACGGTGTCGTCTACAGGCGATTTCAACTTCAACGCAGTATCTAGTGGCGGCGGAAACTATCGAATTTATCCTGACGACGCAACCACTGCCAATCCTACGTGGTTACATCAATCCAACAGTTCCGAGGATCAGGCGTGGGTTATTGGCGGTGTTGAGCGTATGCGCATCGACAGCAGCGGCAACTTGGGCATTGCTACGTCTAGCCCAGCAGAGGCGTTGGATGTGACGGGCAACGCTGCGGTCAGTAACAAGATAAAAATCGGCGGAGGTGCAGACGCGGATGGTAACGCCGACGAGCTTGTCGTTTCTAAGGACATCAACAATGTGGGCATGAGCCTTTTGGCCGCTGATGCCACCGGTGTTGTTCGGCTTTACCTTGGTTCGCAGACAGACACTACTGCTGCAAGTATTCGCCACAGCGAAAACCTCGACCGGCTGTTCCTTCAGTCCAAGGGTGACATATATTTCCAGACGACTGGAAACAGCACCATCGCAACACTTAATAGTTCGGGCGACTTGGATGTTACCGGCGCACTATCCAAAGGCTCTGGTTCGTTCAAGATCGACCACCCGCTGAAACCAGACACGCATCACCTCGTTCACAGCTTTATTGAGGGGCCGCAGGCCGACAACATCTACCGGGGCCGCGTGGCGCTGGTGGATGGCACAGCGACCGTTAATCTGGATACAGCAGGCCGCATGACCGAAGGCACTTTTACTGCTTTGAACGGCAGTGTGCAGTGCTTCACAACCAACGAGCAGGGCTGGACTGCTGTTCGCGGCAGCGTGTCGGGAAACCTCCTGACAATCGAAGCGCAGGACGCAGCTTGCACTGACACTGTGTCATGGATGGTCATTGGCGAGCGTCATGACCAACATATGATTGACACCGCGTGGACTGATGCAACGGGGCGCGTCATTACTGAACCAGAAAAGCCTGCTGTTGAAGAAAACGATTTAGATACCGAATGAAGGCGGAAACAATAGCTGGTTCGGTGACTTATGTTCGGCTTTAGCCTCTAAGACTATAAACAATAACCTTTAAACTCTAATAAAGAGGAATCTTTATGTCAAAAAGAAAATATCGTAATCAAAAGCGTGATGAGCACATTCATATAATTTATTCTTTTAACATCATCCCTAAAAATGAAAAGCAAGATAACTTGATACGTGCTATTAAAGCTTATCCTATTACGATAACGATTGGTTGTGCCGGTACTGGTAAAACTTACTGTTCTGCCGGTACTGCCGCACAGCTATTTCTTAAAGGAGGATATAAGAAAATCGTTTTGACAAGAGCTAATGTTCCAACAGGGAAATCCCTTGGTCATTTCCCCGGCGACATTAAAGAGAAAATGACACCTTGGCTAATGCCTATGCTTGAAGTACTAAGCAAGGCTTTCGGGAAAGGTAAGTTTGAGTATATGCTTAATAAGGAGCAAATTGAAATACAACCGATTGAAACAATCCGTGGCCGGTCTTACGAAGATGCGCTGGTTCTAGTTGATGAAGCGCAAAACCTTTCATTAGATGAACTAAAAGCAATTACTACCCGTATTGGTGAGAATACAAAACTCATCCTAATGGGAGACCCTGCTCAGTCAGATGTCAAGAATGGTAAAGACCTTACTGACTTCTGCTACTTGGTTCGTAAGAACGGTATTGAGATGCCGGTTGTAGAGTTTGGAGTTGATGATATTGTAAGGAGCGACATTGTAGCGGACCTCGTAAAGATGTTCCTACAAGAGAGGCTCTGAGTATATCACAGGAGCAGCGTTAGGTGTGATTGGATGGTAACCCCCATCTGACAAGCTTAGCGTTGCTCCTACCTATCACAGAGAGACAGTATTATGGAATTTACAGAAGATGAGCGAACATACGCTTTTATAAAGGCTAAAGAAGAGATAAATGAACGCGCAAAGTTTGCAGGGGACTATAAAAGAGGTTTCAACGACTGCATAGCTTTTCTTATGGTTTATGACTCACATCTAAGAGCTAAATACTCTGAAGCTTACAAGTTTATAGACTTTGAGTGGAAGACTTCAAAACAGTTTTTA